TCCTCAAACCAGTCATTCTGACTGATGCGCTTGTTTATCAGGGACTCGATACGCAGGGTTTGTGCGGCCGCGTCCGTAGCCTGCTGGCCAGAAAAACGAGATCCCTGGCGCGTTGCTCGGTCACGCCAAAAGCTTACGGAACGATTGAAATAAGGTTCGCTCATCTACTTCCCACGGCTGGCAGCATGAATGAAGAAATGGAAGATACGGTCTCAGCAATGGACCGCTCCGTGTTGGGCTTCGCTATGACTTGCTTCAAACTGCGGTGACAGAACGTCTGATAAATATCCTTTGACGCGTCGAGAACGGCCCACACGATCGTGGGCGTCTCCGTTGACTTCAAGGCTTCTGTCATTCCCTCCGAGTCGAAAGCCGACACCACGTCAGCAATGATGTAGTCATAGATCTCCATCGATAGTCGGCGACGCAGGATGGGTACGTTCGTGGCGTATCTGACCACCACTTCGCGAAGGTTCTCTTTGAGAAATCTCCCAACCTTCTTCGCAAAAACTATATTCGAATCAACGATCAGGATTTTCACGGTTATCCTCCTTGACTCTGAGAATGCTTCGAAGACCTTGAACACCGTCCATCCATTCACGGCGCGTAACGTAGATGGACCCAAACCCAGCCACGGTCTCCCGCAAATCGCTGATGGAGTCGTTTACGTCCGACATGTCGTCGGACACCTTTTGCTGCAAACTCTCGATTCTGCCGAACAGGCGCTCCGTCGTCTTGTCGTGCTTGTCCTGGCGCTCCTTACGCTCTTCATCCAGCTTGTTGTAAACCTCCCTTGAACGTTCTGCGCATTCAGCCCTGATTGTAGCAAGGTCTCGCATAACTGAATTGTTTAACGAAGCCAAATTATTCACATAACCATCGGATTCCTCGGATAACTTGGCGCGCAGATCCTTTATGGCGCCCCACACAATTGTCCAAATGGCCCCGATCAAGGCGCCTATAACCGAAAACAGAATTCCACCGACCCACATCAAAGTGGCATTATCCATTAAACAGCTTCCTTACATGCCGGCGCCAGCGCCAGCTCCGACGGCTTGTTGTAAAGCGGCAAAACCGCCCTGCGTCTGCGCCTGTTGTCTGATCGTTTGCATCTTTGAAATTACAAGTGCATGCAACGTTTCATTCGACTTCTTAATCTTGAGCAACTCGGAGCGGCGCATCTCATAGGGCATGGACAACATCTGGTAAGCAATCTGTTCAGCCTGCAACATGAGATCATCAGGGGTGACTTGTCCAGCCGCCGTTGGCGCAGAACCAGCCACCATCGGCATGCCTGCGCCACCTGGCATGGGCGCGCCGCCACCAGGCATCATCCCAGGGGCGCCGCCACCAGGCATCATCCCAGGGGCGCCGCCACCAGGCATCATCCCAGGTGCTGCACCTGGCATCGTGGGCACAAGTTGGCCTGCTGCACCCTGTGCCATCGTCGTTTGAAGCTCCTGTTTCTGCGCTGCACGTTCCTGCTTCTGCGCCATCTGCTCTTGAGCGTATTCTTCTTCTTCGAACATCCGCTTGATCTCCTCGCGGAAGTTGATGTTAAAGGGCGCCCACGCAGTCTGGCGTGAGATCATGCTTCCAGCCGCCAACTGCAACTGAATTTGCTTCTTCTCGATATCGTCAGCAAGAGTGACAGGCTGCAACCGGCCTGACATGTTCTCCCAGTTCATTCTGTCCGAAATCTTAGTGAAAAGCCAATTGAGTAGATCGTTTTGTGACTGAACCAGATGAACCCATGTGCGCTCGAACAAGCGCAAAGCCACTGGCATGGCCTGAACCTGCAACGTTCCACGATAAAGCTCAGCAGGCACACCCTGTGCGTTCAGGAACTCATCTGTACCGTGATCGATCAATTCTACAGGGGCGAGGTTTTTACCCTCGGCGCCAAGAAGCTGCATGTTGATAGGGAAGGGTAAAGCGTGGATGGACGCCGGATCCATTCTGTGCTGCTTGAACATGGACAACACCCTTGATTGAAAGTTGTTCATGTTCATGTGTAGGATGGGATCAGCCTCGCGCGAGGTCCCCGGATGCGGTGTAATCACACGCCACGGAACGATGTAATCCAAGGCGATGGCCTCGTTGTAACGCTTTAGCGTTTGGATATACCAGGCCTGTTTAAAATTCCCAAGGATACGCGGAATGCCCCAACCAAAAGTGGTCACGCCAGAAACCACTTCCTCGCGCATGTGATAAATGTAATCCCGGTTGAACTTGAGCATCTGGTTGTTTTTGATCGCCTCAATCACTTCCCACGGCGTCTGCTCCAGATAAAACTTCGTGCCCTTCTTTATCTCGGCCCTGAACCATGCCGGGATGTCCCAGTAATACGTGTGTTCAGCCGTGATGGGATGATAAAGAATCCTGATCTCGTACGGCGACCAGTGCTTAACGCCAAGCTTGTCCTGTTCTACGGACCGTCGGTCAATCCGGCTGAACTCACCTGAGTAATTACACTTCGGGCTGTTACACGCGCCCTGGAACTTCCACCCCGACCACGAGTAATTCATACCTTCGATCGGCCGGGAAAGATGGCACTTGGGGCATTCCAAATACCGTCTGAAAGGAATGCGCAAGGACACAAACGAGTTGCCGTAAGTCATCAAGTTGTCGCCGGCAAGGGCCAGCTCGCTCATGATTTTAAAGTTCTTCAAGAATTCTTCGTATTTCTGTTTCTCGTCGTCGGAGGCATCCATAAGTTCGATGTTGGTAAGGAAATAACGCACCACACGCTGTGACGCGATTCGGTACACGCCGTAAGTTAGCCATACGTATTCGGCCCATTGAAACACATCGTACAAGGAGCGTGGCATCTGGGTGGAGGCGTAATCAAGATAGGGATCCGGAAAGTAACCGGTGAATCGGTTCAGCTTGTCCGAGTGCGAGCCCGCACCTGGAAACGAGGGAAACGTAACTTGCGCGTCAGCAGCCACAGCGCATGCCTCCTTATTGGAACGAGTTAGACAATTCCGGAGGCACGCTCTTTAAGGGCTTGCTTGCCACTCGCGCCTCCTTATCCAGCCCTGATAAATTGCGGATGCAGGAAGCACACGCTGCCTCGCCTGTCTCTGAGTTTATATGAACAGCAAGCGCGGAGCAATAATCACATCTGGTTTGACCCATTTTCACTTCGCCAGTCTTCTTCATCCTGGATTTCCTCCGGCGCATTGGGATCGTAATCCGGGTCTATAACGAAAACCGTGTGAGACGGTCCGTCGGGAATGGTATACTGTATGCTTCCCAAACACCAGTATGTCTTTTCTGCAACCTCAACTTTCATATGATGTTCCAGATCCGAAGGCGCGGAATACGAAACGTCGCCAGGCTCCTGGATGAGAACCAGAACCGGGACCACGCTGTTATCGACAAAGACACGATCGTATCCCAATCGCAACGAGCCGAAGGGACCAGTAAACTTGACCAAAGTCTTTGACCGACGAATGGGGGCGGAGGCCACAGGCCGCATGACTGAGGAATGGTCAACGGAGTCGAATTTTACCTCCTGCCGCGAAGTCAACTCAACCGCGTTCTCAGGACAGACGGTATCGATGGCTTCGTCATAGGTAATGGGCCGTCCGTCCTTCTTGGAGTTCGCGCGCTTCAAGATATCAAGCGCCGCCTGGTCCAATCGGCGCACGCGCACCTCACGATACCCGCCCTCCTCGGTAGCCTCGGATTCAACAATGTTCATGGGAACGGCCTGGTGTAAATTGAATTGGGCGCCCGTGCCCTCGCCTGATGCAACGGGATTCCCGTCAGAGTCGCGTTTAACTCCGGGAATCACGACGCCGCGCATACCGTGCGTTTGCTTGCCACTCGTGTATTTGGGTTGGTTGCTCATGCGTTTCTCCAGTTCGAGAATGGCCTATCATATCAGTTGATATTCATTCGTCAAACTTAACTGATAGCTAAAGAAAAAGAAGATGCCCGGCCGCGCCCACAGGACGCGGCCGGAATTACGTCTTCTTGGTCATCCTGCAGAAACTTCCGTGCTGAGAACTTCCTCCTCAA